GTGTGCCGGGTGTGGCACCATTTGCCGGAGCCACGGTGGCCGCCGGTGTTTCCGTTGTTTCCGTTGTTTCCGTGGCCGGGAGGGCCGGATCCGGTTTTCGGTCCGCCCGTATGGCCGCCCGGATGAGTGCGAATTCATCCGCGCCGATCGGCACGAGGGACACCTCGCGCACGATCCATTTCGTCCCGATCCGGAGGGACCGCGGCCCGGCCGTGTATTCCTGGCCGTTCACCGAGACGGTTTGCCCGGCCTCGATCATTTGGCTGGCGAGAACCTCATAACCGATCGAAACCGCGCGGAGGTGGCCGTGTTGAATCTTGCGAAACGCGCCCAAAACCTGCGCGTCGTCCGGCGTGAATGTGAGCCGCGCAATGGAGTCCGTCCCCTCGGTCCGGAATTGATCCACCGAGCCATAGACGGAATTCACACTTTGGCGCTCGTGAGCATCGAGGAGGACCACGTGTGGCGCCTCCTCCCGGCCGGAGGCCTGGAGGACTTCGTCGATTTCCTCCCACAACCGATAGTCAAACACCGTCGCCACATTTTCCGTGGAAATCACTGCCTCCACCGTCATGGCCTCGGCATCGAGCGAGCTCGCGCGTGTCTGGAGCGAGATATTTCGCCGCACAAGTCCGGCGCTTAATTCCACATCCCGTTCAACCTTCATCGGTTTGAGCTCCCATTGTGTCGATTAATTCCTGGACTTCGTCCTCGGTTGGCGGATCGTGTTCGATCGCGCCATCGGTGGCGACAAATCCCGCCGCCTCGAGCGCCTCGCGCGATCGGCGGAGGTTGTCGATCATCGCCGCGGACCGCTTTCCGCGTTTCTGCCATTCCTCCACCAGGGAGGTTTCGCCGGTTTTCAGTCTGGAGGCCGTGGCGTCCCCCTCTTTTTTCGGATCCACGTGTGCGAGTTCCGCCCACTGGTGCGCGACCCGGACCCGAAATGGCCGCGGCCGGATCGCGCCGGAGAGTTCGGCCTCGCGCAAAACCTCGAGCTCGCTCGGTCCGATTTGGCGTTCGATCATATTGCGCGTCGTATCGTTGCCGCGCTGGTAGGCCTGGCGATCGATCCGCGCGGACGCGTAATTGTGCCGGGAAGAATCCTGGCGGACCACGGATCCCGGCATTTGCGCGACCGCGCCATATTCGCCCTGCCGTTCCACCCGATAGGCAACATATTGAGGGCCCGGGTGTTTTCCGTCGATTTGCATTCCCTCGTAACCGTTGGGCAATTTAAACATTCTCCCGGCGCGGAGTTCGTCGTCCATCGGTCCCGAAATGACCTCCGGTTTCACATCCTTGTGAGTCGTGTAGTACACCATCGCGTGCGAGGCCGCCGTTTTCGCCGCTTCGATCACATAGCGATCGAGTTGCCGCATATCGCCGATCGTGGGGAGCGCCGAGGCGAGCCACGGAACCCCGCGCATTTGGCCCGGCTCGAGGCAGACGAAACCGTGGAGCATCATGTCCGCCGGGACCTTTTCCACCAGGTGGGACTGGCTCCACCGATCGAGATCCCGGAGGCCCGAAACGTAATACGTCGTCCGCTTGCCGAATTTGTCGCGATCGATTCCCAGAAGTGCGGACCGCGCCCCGCCGACGATATAGGCATCATCGATCGGGATCCGATCGCACGCGATCGTGTGGAGCCGGAGCGAAACGTCCATCGAGCGCGAGAAACCGCGCGCCGTGAGTTTCTGCGCCAGAAATTCGCCGCCGCACCACAATTGACGGATCCACAATCGCAGCATTTCCGCGAGGGAGAGCTCCTCGTTGAAATCCGGATTGGCCGCCCACACGTCGAGAATGTCCTCCGCCTCGGCCGCATAAACCGCGAATTCCCGCCGCTGTTTGTCCGTCAGATTCTGGCGAGCCGGGACCACCTGAAGCGTGGGACCATCGGGCCCCACCACATCCGTGGCGTGTGTTTCGACCATCCCCGCGATCGTGGGATTGGTGGTGATTTCGTGAGCGCACCGCGTGCGGAGCGTGCGAAGATCCCGGAGGAGCGCCTCGTTAATGGACTCGTCCCGGACAAGCCGCCATTGTGCGCGCGTGAGTTTCGTTGTTTCCGCGGCCTCCCATCGGCGGACCGCGAGCTCGTCCGGAGCGCCCCGAAATGCTTCATTGGCTGGCTCAGGCTCCGGCTCCGGAGACGATCGAAACCAGTTTGTGATTGTGTCGATCAGACTCATGGCGCGAGCGGATCCCCGTGTTCCGGATCGCACACAAGCGCCCCGAGGCAATTGTGTGCGGTCCCGGTGTTGGCCGCGTTGATTTCGGAAACTCGATCAGCCTCGAGATCGGCGAGGAGCGCCTCGATAGCCTCCCGATCGAATTCCTGGCGGGAGAGTTGGCGGATTTCAGTATCCGGCGCCAACACGATAGCCGTGCGGGCCAGTTTTAACTGGCGGATCGCCTCGGAGAGGTTCCCGCTTTCCTGCGCACGAAGCGCAGACCATCGATATTGCTCGAGTTTTTGGGCGAGATCCGGCATAGCTCCGGAGTGTCTCGCCCCCCGCTCCGCTCCAAACAGCCCGGTTTGCCAGATTCTGGCAAACAGCCTCGAAACCGGCCGGCGTTAGCTCGATCCGGTGGCCTGGAAAGTCCCGCCACACGCGCCGCATTGATAGGTGCGGATCAGGACGGTGGGAGATTTCGTATAGGTGGAAACCACGCGCGTTTTCGTTGAACCGCACCCCGTGCATTTCGGATACATATCGTGCGCGGTGGCCGGGAGCCGGCCGCCGGACCCGTTCGCCTCGGCCGGTGCGCTGAATTTCTGGCCGCAATGGCGACACCGCCGCCGCCGATATTGTGGCCCGAAGATCCCGCCCGGGATTGGTTCCGAATCCTCGCAACCACAATCCGGACAGGCCGGGCCGCGGATCCGCTCCATCACCAGGCCCCGTTTTTGAGTGCTTTCCATTGTTCCCCCGTCATCACCGGCGGAGCGTTTTTGGCCTCGTCGGCCGCGCGTTCCACTCGATCCCGAAACACCTGCCGCGCCACCGTGGCGTTATACGTTGCGTCGAGGTAATGGTTTCGGCCGCGGCCGCCGCTGAACACAATGCGATCCTTACCGTTCACCTCTTTGACCTCGCCGCGCTCGCTCGTCAATTGTTTAAGATATTCCGAGTGGCACAATGGATCATCGGACGCAAACAGGGTGAGCGCCGTGGAGGATTGCGCCGCGACCCGGAGCGCCCGGTGCAGGCGTTCTTTCCACCGGTCCGCATCGGTTTCGATCGTCAAACCGGTGGCCGGGTTGGCCTCCCGGTATCCGTCGCCCTGAATCGTGCCGGCCCGCGATTTGTCGAGTTTGCCGGCCTCGAATCCCATCGCCCCGGCCCACGCCGGAAAATCCTCGAGGACTTTCCGGACCACCTCCGGCAGATAGCGCACGTCACACAACGCCAGATCGACCGAGCGCCGCTGGTCGGAACCCTCGATTAACCACCCGGTTTCCGTGCGCTCGCAAACGGCCCGAATGGCCGCGGAAATGGCCTCCTCGAGTTCCGTTTCGTCTCCCGCCTCCACCGCCTGGATCCCGTAGTCAATCACCTCCGCCGCCCGGCCATAGCTCGCTAGGGCCATCCAGTGTATTTCCCGGTTGCGCACATCCGCGCCGGCGTAGATTCCGTCACACTCCGGACGAACCCTCGCCCGCCTCGAGATTGATTGCCGGGCCAGAAGCGTGGACACCTCGAGCGGAGCTCCGGCGTAAATGGATTTGCGCGGGATTGCCCAGGTCCACTGGCGGAGCTCCGTGTCCGCGTTGTCCTGGTCGAGTTCCCGCCGGGCCCGCCACTCGTCCGAGCCGATTTGACTCGCCGAGGCGAACGCGTTGGAGGCTGCCGAATAACGAAAGCCGAGCGTGTGGGTTTGTGTGATCTCCTCCGGCCGCGGATCGGCCGGATTCTGGCCGCGGTGGATCAGCCGGGCCGTTTGGAGGTATTCCCGCCGCTCCGGTTCGGTCCACACCTCGCCGCACGCCGGACACGCAAACGCCGCGGAGTGGAATGCGTCCCACTCGCTCGGCGCGTCCTGCCAGCCGATCAAATCATCGCGTTCCGGCGCCACGATCGCGCGGCATTTGCCACACTCGAAATGGACCAGGCCATCGGTCCCGTTTTTGAGTTCCTGCCAGATCCGGCCCTCCTCTGTCGAGACCGTGCACTCCAGGTACACCCGTTTCCGCTCGCGGTAAAACCGGAGCCGGCCCTCCATTTGTTTGAGTTTGTCCGCCTCGCGCGAGGTTTCGGCGGAATCGTCGAGTTTGTCCGCCTCCGTCACCGCCAGCGCTCGCGCCGTGAATGCAGAGCGTTTTTCGTCACCGCCGCCGCCGGACATAAATTTCAGCGCCTGGCCGTTCCGGAATTGGATAAGTTCGGGAGTCCCTCCGGAGGAGCCGGCCCCGCGGATCGGCAATTGATCCCGGTATCGGCTCGCCTCGATCGCCGGTTTAATGTCGATATTCCATTTATCTTTCGCGATCTCCATCGAAGGGAGCCCACAGATCGTGTTTTCCTCCCGTTCGAACAAATGGTAGAGAATCGGGATCACATAAAACGCGAGGGATTTTCCGGACTGTTGCGGCCCGACCCCCGCAAATCGATTCCACCGCCCGGTATCGACCATTTGGAAAAACAGGCCGTGCGCCGGTTGCCGATCGGCCCGGAATAACAGGCCCTTAAAATCGCCGTCCGGGATTACCACCTCCTCCGCCGCAAATTGCCCCATTCCGCGGTAGGGCCGGGACCGGCTCCGCGGGATCCAATCGCGCGCGAATTTCCGCCAGGTGTTCGCGACGAAACACGCCTCGCGCTCGTGAATTGCCACGCCGCTAATCATCCGCGACCCGTTAAAAAAGTGTCGGTTGTTTGGCCACTGGCGGAATCGGTGGCGTTCGCCGGCCGCCGCCGGACG